TACCACTCTCATCATGTCCTAATAGTTTTAACTTTTCACCATCATAACTATTATCTCCTGTATTTTTCCAATCTATAGTAGTATCTAATCCATCTAGTTCTCTAAGCTCTTCATTAGCTTCAATCTTTCTACGTGTAAGTTTCGATGCTGGTACTCTATAGGCAAGTTCGGTTTTAGGACGATCCATACCATCTTGGATGGGTTTGAAAAAGAATGGATAGTTAAGTGAGATGGGTACAACTTTATCCGTGAACATTTTCTTAGCATCTGCACCTGACTTGGATAGTATCCCATATCTTGAATCACTGGATATTGTTGCTTGGTTGACCAACTCTGCGGAACACATAAAGGAAAATCCAGATCTCCTATTTTTAAGATAACACATTCCATAGGCCCTAGTATCTGCTTTACAGGCTTCCCAAAATATAAAGAACAATCTATTTGCTTCTCTATAGTCTGGTGCTCCGATATCAATCTTTGACCATTGCAAGTACATGTAATGAGTACCAGTAATATAATTAGGTTCACCATTGTTGTTAAACCAAAACCCTTCATCTCTTCTTTTAAATTCTTCATCTATATAGTCCCACCATTCTTCTCTAAAGTCTGCTGGGTATTTTTCCCAATCAAACCTACTTTTAATTCTTTTTAATTCTTTTGGATATTCAAATTGCTCCCAGTATTGTTCTGCTTTTTTTTCACTTCTTTTATACGGGTTGTCAACTGCTGGTAAAGCAATCCTGAGATTTTGTATTTTAATGATTTGTCCAATCTTTCCAGTTTTACTTATACAAATAAAATCATAGTCTTTGTTATACCCATACTCCCACTTTTTAAACCTATTGTTTTTAGCTAAGATCTTAGGATTAACAACGTCTTTTAATTCAGTCCATAAAGCTTGTTGATACATCACTTGCTTCTCCCTTCTGCGAACCCTTTAAAACCTCTTTGCGGTTTTTCTTCCTCTTTCTTTTTATCATCAAGTAATTCTTCTTCTTCTTCCATCCTACGGAGGATTTCAAAAGCGTCAAATATAGCAAGTTTTTTAGTGGCAGCAGCATTCTTAAGTCTATCTGCAGTAACATCATCGTCAGTGTCGACGATTGGTTCTTTAGCGACTTTAATGAGTTCTTCAACTGCAATGCGCCCAGCTTGGATTATACTCTTCTTCGTTTCCTTTACGTTCATGTCTTATAGCAATATCATTTGATTTCATACAATATAAACGTTCACCATCTATTATAAACTCAAATTCAGAGTTTGGGGTAAACGTTATCAGATCACCAGTTTTAATGCCATTAGAGGATAGTTTATCATTATTATACTTGATAATACCTTCTAAGGGTTTTTCTTTCTCTAAGGACATCTTATCATTGTTCTTTAAGGGTTTGACAAAACAATAGTTAAGGTTTGTCACCCATTGATCACCATCTTTATAAAGATATATTTGTTCTATATCACAAAAGAATAAATCATCTTTGAAAAATGAAGCAGAGTTTTTCTCTCTACCTTTCATGTCGTAGAACCTACGAAAAACATTATGATGAACTAAGACTTCATCACCTGGTTTTATTTTTGTTTTAAAAGCTTGAGGTACAATTTCTACAATAGCGTTTTTACTAACCGATTCAAAGGTTTCAATCTTAGTGTTAACTATTAATTCTTCACCGTTTAATTCTATTGTATTATTGTATCTTTCTTTTTTAGGTTTTATTAAGAATCTATATATACTCTTCATCTATATTCAAGATCAAATTCTACAGCTATAGCCATATTTGAGTTGAACTTTTTCCATGGAAGAACTTCATTGTCTTTCTTAATATAGATCATGTACTCACCTTGTTCTGGTTCTAATATATTAGATATCGTATGTCCTCCGTATACTTGTTGGCCAACAGCATAGTGCATTGCTTCATTTTTATAATCAGAACCAATACTTATTTTTCTTATCACACTCGACATCTTAATCTACTTTACTTAATTCTGGTTCTTTTTCTATTTCAGTATATTCTCCAGTTTCTATATTAATATTTATGTCACCGTATTCTTTCGCTAATTCATTCTTGACCTCTTCAACTTCTTGTTGAATTACAGCAAATTTGTGTAGTAACTCATGTTTTTGTATTTCTAATAATCCTAACTCTCTAGTTATGTTATTTAAATCTATTTGTTGTTTTTGAACGACCTTTAATTGTTCTTCTTTAATTTTCATTTGATTTGATTTTTGTTGTTTTTTATTTTTAAGCATCATTTTCATGTGCTCGTAATCCGTATTCGTAGATCCCTGAAGGCATCATAAATTTATCATTTTCAGTTTCAACTGCATTTTGATAATAGTTTTCGTCATCTGCTACTTCATTAACGACTGTTTCTAATTCTTGTTCAGTCATATAATTTAATACAATGGGTCTAGGACTTTCAAGTTGTGTTTCTTCACCTAAGTTACCAAATAAAACCAGACTATCTGTTCCTTCAGTATCAAACCTTACTATTACCCATCTTTTAGGGTCGTCTTTTGTTATTGTTGTTATTGCCATAATTTATTTTTAAACCGCCCCACCATCAGTAATAGTCCATCCATTTGCTATAAGATTGTTTTTAGCTGTTTCTGCAGCTGAACCTGTTGCGTAAGTTGAGGTTCCCGCGGTTAAAGTTCCTGCTGTTAACGCATTATTCCAAGTAGCATCCATTCTGACAAGAAAATGTTCATAATTCGTTTGTCCCATACTTTTATTACTCGGCATCATGTTTGTTCCAACAACAAGATTAGTTAAGTCTAATCCTGTCGGCCATATTATACTTGTTAGGTTATTATTAGTATAAAAAGTGTGCGACAAATGTGTAACATTACTAAAATCAATATTGTTACCAAAATCAATACTTGTCCAATTTCCTGTTCTAAACGAGCTTGTCAAACTAGCTCCAAAAACACAAGTCCAACCACTTAAATCTAAAACACCCGCAGTACTGTTGTTACTGCTAATATAAAAAGTTAACGTAAAAGCTAGTGGAGTTGCTCCATTTACAGGTAAAGCACTATAAATAGGTCTATAATCATTACTTGTTTTCATACTTTGGAACATACCCTGTATGCTAGTGTTTCCATTAGCATATAAATTCATACCTACTATATTTGGCCCAGGCTTAGCGGGACTATTTGAAGCACCTACATTTAAAAACATATTATTATTTACACCTTGACAATGAGTATTGTAATCTGTAATAAATTGAGCAGAAAGGTTATGATTAGTAAAGTCAAGTTTTCTACACCCATTAAACATATTACTTACTAAATTGCTGGTTTTTCCACTTGTTAATCTAAAGTTAGCCATTCCTGGTATTTCTACAAGGTCTGCACATTGATTAAAAGTACCAGACCATTTTTGGATATTTGTAAAATCCCAACCTGTTAAGTTAATTTCAGTAGTGTCAGAACAATAAGCCCAAGTATTTGTTAAATTATTTATCCAATCAGTATTGTTCCAAGTGCTTAAATCTAATTTATCACCCGCTCCTGCAGTTCTAAATTCGGTAGTAGCTCCATATCCCGCAAAGTAAAAAACACTTCCAAAATTTCCATTTCCACTACTAGGAAACGTCCAATTACTAAAATCAATAACTGCATTACATCTTTGAAACATAGTATTAAAAGCGTTTACACTTACAACACTCGCCCAATTCATATCAGGAATTTTAATTTCTGTCCCTCCAATACCTGTATTGTAACCAGCATAATGAAACCAATTCGCTGCGTATGTTATGTTAGAAACGTCCCAACCTGTTAGATCATATAAAGTACACGAATTAGTCAAATAAAAAGCATTACTGCAATTTCCAGTAATTCTATCTGTGTTTTGCCAATTAGAAAGATTTAACGAAGTAATTGAACTACATTGTTGAAACATAGATGATATATTACTAGCAAAACTAGGTGAAAGATTAGGATAATCTGTTGCGGAATATTCCATATTAGAGCAACCAATAAAAGCACTACTCATATAAGTTACTTCAAAATCAGCAGTTCCCCAATTTTTAAGATTTTTAATTTTAGCTCTATTAGGGCTATGATTCGCAGGTTTTACATAAGACTTCCCGCTAACTTTAATATCATATGTTCCCGCACTTGCGTAAGTATGAGTTTTTGAGATAGTTTGGTCTACATCTATATTACCGTCACCCCAGTCAATAGTATATAAAGGAGCAAGAGCACCCGTGCCTGCAGTATACCACATAAATGTTAAATCTGCTGGTTCAACCTCAATTTCCATTACAAACTTAGTCTCACCACCTCCACCACTTGGCCAACCAGGTCGTGAAGGTCCAGGGATATTTGCTAAATCAGGAATGGGTGTACCTATACCAATAACCATAGTTTAGTATATAGCTATTAAATCTCCTGCTGCATATGAACCAGCACTTAGTGTTACTGCTACAACCCTGTTTGCTAATACTGGTAGAACAGATCCTGCGGTAATACCTTTTAATCTAGCAGTGTAAGTTGTGTTATACAACTGTTTACTTTCTACTATTATATCTAATCCTGTATCAATAGCAATTCCAGCGTATAAACATACTCCTCTCTCTTCTGTGTAAGGTAGATCTATACTTCTAACAGTGAAAGTAGAAACACCAGCTCCAGCATCGTTAAGAGTATCACCAACTACATATCCTTCACCATAAGGTTTATTAGCAGTGGCAGTAAATGATAATTCAAAAGAAGTAATAGCACCTGCACTATCAACTGTAAGTATTTTTACTTTAGCAGCTTCAGTAGCTCCTGCACCAGTACTCAACGTGATAATATCATTTGCAGAGTAACCAGCACCAGCAGCTGTCATCTCTAAGCCATTAGCAATATTTTCGTGAACAGCTCCCGTTCCTTGTTGACGTGGGTTTATAGCACCAATAGCTACAGGTATCATGTCATGTGCAAACACCCTGGGTTGAGCAGCTTCGTTTCCGTTTAGTCCTCTCATTTTTATTTTTTTATGTAATTATTTTTCCTATTTTCTTTAATAAAAGTAATACCATTATCAGTACTATTCCTATATATATAAATTCTCTGTATTTCTCCCACCAAGATAATTCTCGAAACACTGCTTTTTCTACATAGTAAGGTTTTTCAACATATACAGTATCTCCTTTACATTCTACATAGTGGTGGATTTCTTTTGTCAACGAATCGTGAAAATACTTTAATATAACTCGTTCGTTGTTTATTACGGTTGTAGTATCGTGAAACTCTAGTACAGTGGTAGTATCGTGAACATAATTTTGTATTGTCACCGTATCTCTTAAAACTATAGTATCCATTTCAGTTAAATGAGGATATTTAGTTATTAACCTATTTAATCTTTTTTGAGGAGAACATCCTACAATTAAACAAATTAATATTACTTGGAAACAATTTTTGATAACCCTTTTGATAACCATTCTTTAGTTTTTGATCCTTTAAATAGGAAGAGTGCTAGCGATATACATAAGATCACACAAAAAGATGTAAGTTCTACCTCATCAAAATAAAACATATAAACATTTAATCCTAGTAATAGTAAACCTATAATGTTTGTAACAATGTTTTTTGCTTTAGCTGACATAGTTATTTTCCAGTTATTTCATTACCAGTAGGAACTCTATTTCTAGCTAATTCATCTCTAAATTCTTCAGTAACACCTTTTTGCTCTTTACCTTTACCCGCAACGACATTTCTTTTCATTTCTTTTGCAGTTGCTATATCAATGCCAGTTTTAGCAGGAACATCCTCCAAAGTTCTTTTAGACGTGTAATCACTTTGTTTATATAAGCCTTTCCATTCATTAGGAGCAACTTTTATTATTTTTCCTGATGGAGATTTAATATGACTATCTCCAATTACTTCGTGAATTACTCCATCTTTTTCTACGTGAGTTCTTTTCTTTTCTGGTTCATTAATTAAACCTTTACTAATCATTGAAGCGTAAGAATCTGATTGACCTCTAGTTGGATTTTGTTTATATGCCATAACTGTTTATTTAAATGCGTCTAAAAATTTACAGATAGCAATACCATAGGCAACACCTGCATACATCATATCTCCTTTTACCATTACTAAAAATCCTACACCAGCAGCTAATGCTGAGTGAAATAAAGGAGATTTAACTACTTTTTTAATTTTGTCCATAATTTATTTTTTAGTTGAGCAACCAAAGTTCTTAGCATAGTTTGCCATCTCTCTAACCTCATCAGAGTACTTACCTTTTTTAGCACCCATTACTGCGTCAGCAGCACTACACGCATCTTTAAATCCGTTTTTCTTAGCCCATCTAGTGAACTTACCTCGGTTTTTCTTTTTAATTTCTGGAAATGGTTTTTCTGCCATAATTTTATTTTTTGTAAGGGAAGTTTTTATTGAACCAATCTTTACGGTGATCACAATTGCAACCACCAGGTATAATGTCTGCAAGTTTCTTTATACCTGTTGCTTTTGTAAACTTTTCTATTGTATCTCCAACTCCCTTCGATTTCATTACTTATCCCCTTTCTTCATAGCATCTTTCTCTCTGTCTGCTACGGGCATATATTCTAATTCTCTACTATTAATCTTATGTTGAGACATATGTTTCAATATTTTCATTGCACCTATTTGAGATGCATTACCTTGCATTCCTTTTCCCATTATGATCTGTTTTTACGTGAGTGTTTTAGTACTTTGTGAGCAGACGCGTGGTATCCATGATCCTCGTGCTTTTGCTCATCAATTCTGTGTATTTCGCCTTTAGCATCATAGATTAACTCTCTATCGTGAATCATCTCTTGCTTAGCTCCTTTATCACCTTTCTTGTATCTTTCATCAGCTTTGTGTAACTGACCTTTTGCATCATAGATTAACTCTCTATTATGCATCATATCTTTATCGTATCTATTCATTTTTTTTGTTTTAAATCCTTCCCATGTTTTTTTAAATTTTTCTTATGCATTTGTGTGTTAATTTTACTAGCTTTTTTCTCACTAACACGTTTAGTTTTTTCTTTTACAGTTACTTCAGTAAAAGGTGTTTTTACCCCGGAAGGAGGTTTAGTATAATGAGTTTTACTTTTAGTGACATAAAAATCTCCAGAATTTCTATCAGTAGAAAGAGATTTTCTTTTTTCTTGAAACATCACATCACCTGGTTTAAAAGATTTTTTAAACTTTCCTACTTTATGAATTCCTTTTTTCTTAGCTTTTCCAACACTAGCGCTATAAAATTTCTCTTCTCCATCTCCATTAACCTTGTTAGCTAAATCTTGCATTCTACCTTTAGAACTATTACTGCCAGCTCGGGGGTTGTCATATGTTCCGTGTGCCATAACTATAAATATTTATATTCTTCTGTTGCGTCAAAAGACGGACATGCCTTTCTAGCAAAATCCCTGTGTGAATGTATATCTGCTTCTGGGTACATAGCTTTTAAAGTTCTAAGTACACAAAGCAAAGCTTCTTCTTGTTCAAATGTTCTTGTGTCTGCTGGTGTTTTGCCATCTTTTTCGACTCCACCCGCATAACAAACTCCTATAGAGTTTCTATTGTACCCTTTACAATGAGCCCCCATTTTAGCTATATCTCTACCTTTATGGATCTTTCCATTGATGTCAATATAAAAATGATAACCTATGTCTGACCAGCCTCTACCTTCTACGTGCCATTTCCTGATAGTATCAACAGATACATCTTGACCTTCCCTAGTAGCTGAGCAGTGTACAATAATTTTATTTATTTGCCTCATTCTTGTTTTTCTTTAGTAACCACCACTTATGTAGTGTATATCCTAACGTTGCCCCTAATAATAAGATCTTCAACGTTGGTTCTAGCCAATCACAGCAACTTACAGAAAACGCACCTACATTAGCTGCGTATATCTTAATATCTTCCACGCCCATCATTTGTTAGCGTTGATAACTGGGTTTCCTTTGTAAGGACAGTTATCGATAGACAAGGTAGATTTAACTAATCTATCCCTTGATTCCATAGTTCTTTTACCTAATGGCTTTATAGCAGGACTTTTATCTACACCTGCTGGTGTTTGTGCTTCTCCGTAACTTGGCATAATTATTTTGTTTAATTATTTATGTAATATGTAATTTATGTATCTGCTGCTTGCTCTCTCATTATATCTCGCTCAGTTTGATAAGCATCCCACGCTGCTTTTCTTTCACTTCGCTGTCCTCTTCTCTGTTCTCTCAATGCTTGTCGTGCTTGTCTTCTAGCTTTTCCTTTAGACATACCACCTGCGCGTAGTTCCTCATAATATTTTTCTTCGTCTTCTTGTCTTTTTTGTTTATCTTGATACCTGTCTTCTCGTCTAGCTAAGTTAGCAGCTTTCTTAGTACCTGCAGCACCTTTGTTACCCACTTGGTGAGCATCCATACCTAACCATTCTGTACCTTCTTTAACAGAATATCCTTCTTTATAAGCGTCAATAAACTCACTTGATTGTTTCTGTAAACCAGTTGCTGCTTCAGGGATAAATATCTCTGTACTTCTTGTTTGTCCTTTAGCAGTAACTCCTCCCACGTTAGATATGTCTGCTTGATTAAACATGGGACCTTCGTACATTGTGTTCCCACTACCTACAGGTAAAGTAGGAACTACAGCAGTAGGATCTGATCCAGTTAAACCAGCACCCATAGCTTGATTTTGTTGATTAAAGGGTTGTTGCTGTTGTGGAGGTGCTTGCCCTAAAGGAGCTGGGGCAGTAACTGGATTATATAAAGGATCTAAATTAGGCATATTATTTTTTATTATCTGAGTTAACGTGTTCGATAGCTACTGCCAGTACTTTGTCAGTGTAACTTTTACGTTTCATTATCTTGTTACTTTTTTCAGTAACGGGGATTTCTTCCTCCCCTAACATTATACGGTACATACGAGATATAAGCTGCTTACACTTGAAAGAAACTTTATATATATGATACTTCTGAGTGGTGCGGTTTCTTTGGCGCCATACCACTATCCATCC